GACCAGAAAAACCGCGCCCTCATCAGCGCCACCCGCTGGATCGACGCCCTCAGCTTCTACGGCGATCGCTGCACCACAACCCAAGCCTTGAAGTGGCCCCGCGAAGACTTCGAGGTTGACGGCATCGAACTGGTCTGCACCATCATCCCAACAGAAATCAAAGTCGCCACCTACGAACTGGCACGCGCTCTCGCCAACGACACCGACGCCATCACCGGCAGCACTGGCACCACCGGCCTCTACGACCAAGTGGAACTGGGCGAACTGAAGGTCAAATACAAGTCCAGCTCGACAACACCAGGCATGGTGAACAACGTATTCGACCTCTATCCCTGGCTGCAGACTTACCTCGGCGCCTACTGCATGGGCGGCGCCACCAACTACGCCGTCCGTCTACGTCGAGGCTGACATGGGCCTAATCGACACCACCTTTGCCCCAATCCCCACCTCAGTCCTCGCCTACTGGGGCCAAAACATCACGTACATCAAAACAGCAACACCCCGCACCTATAACCCAACCACTGGAGTAGTTACTGGTTCCGACACCACCGTCACGATCAAAGCCGTTATTACGCGCGTAAGTCCTCGTGAGGCGGAGGGTCTTTACCAAACAACCGATCTCAAAGTCATCATCGGAGCCGGCGAGCTTGGTACCTACTACCCAACCGAAGCCGACCGCATCCAGTACCAACAAGCTGGAGCAACCCGCGAAGCAAAGATCATCGCCATCACCACTTATCGCGGCGACAACCCGGTTTACCACTCCCTAATTGTGAGGCCCCAGTAATGGCACGTAAAGGAGGCTTTCTAAATGAACTGGATCGCTTAGGACAAAATCTGGATCGTCTTGCTGTTGCAGCTTTTAGTCGAGGACCAGCTCGCGCCGCAGAAGAAATTGTCGTAGATCTACAAGAAGCAGGCCCTGTGTGGTCGGGCAAGTTTTCAAACTCTTGGCAAATTGAAACCACTGACGGACGCCGGACTGCAGGTGATGGGGGGCCTGGTGTTCCACGGCGTGTACCTGCACCACTGCTTAGCGGGCGTGGTTTTGCCTTTGATGATGTTAAGTACACCATCTCAAATTTCGCATCTTACGCAGACGAAGCACGCGACTTAGCAGAAGGTATTTTCATCGACCCTGGTACAACTCCGCTAAAGGAATATGATCGCGGCACTCGTGTAAGCGGCTATCGCGGCGACTTGATAGGGGATGATGAAGGCCCTAACCGCAGCACAGCCCCGCTTGACTGGTACACAACCTATGCCCGTGGCGGTGCTATAGATAGGCGGATACGGATTGAAATGGACGAAGAACTGGGACGCATCCGTTTATGAACTACCAAGCAATCCGCGCCGCTGTTGAAAACCCGCTGCTTACAGCGTTTGGCGCACTGGTGCCACCAGTACCAGTGTATTTCGACAACATCACAGCAGTCCCGCCTAACACCACCACTGAGTACGTTCGCGTCAATGTTACTTTCGGTATTACCAACGAACCCACGCTTACCAGCAGCGTTGACAACGCCCGTGGCGCTGTTGTTATCCGCATTTTCACCGAAAAAGGCAAAGGTCCAGCCCGCAACCAAACCTTGATTACTACAGCAGTCAACGCACTGGAGACACTAAACAACACCGCCAAAACAACAAGCGGCGTGTTTTTCCGCGTCGGCGAAATCAATGGGCCGACATTTTCAGCGACAGAGGAAGCCCCACACTTTGTAGGAAGGATTGATACCTCTTACGTCGCAACTGTTTTGTCGTAGGTGATGCTTAACAACAGGCGCTAACCTGTATTAAGCCGGGCAGTGCCCGCCCAACAACGTTCACTTGGTACGCCCTATGGCCACCACCGTTCTGTCCGGCACGTCCGGCGCCCTCTACTACAAACCCGCCGGCACCACCGGCACTTTCGGCGAAGCCGGCGTCAACACTGGCACCGATGTAATCACCGTCGCCCCCTACCTGAACTTCAAGGCAGGCGACCCGGTGAAATTCCGCGTGGTGAACAGCCAGACGGGCGGCTCCGGCACCGGCACCCTGCCTGCGCCCATCTCTGACGCCACCACCTATTACGTCCTGAGCTATACCGCTGCAACTGGTGCGCTCACCGTATCGACTTCTGCCGGCGGCACCATCCTTGCCATCACCGACGATGGCACCGTGGCTGCCCCCAACGAGTTTGAGGTGTATTACGCCGACTTCGCCGTTGTCGGCCAAGTCCGCGACTGGAGTTTCGAGATCAGCCGCGCTGAGATCGACGTAACCACCATCGGTCAAACCCCTGGTCAGTACGTGCCCTTCCGCAGCTACATCAGCGGCTTCGGCGATGGCACCGGCACCGCGACGGTCTACATGACCAACGAGGACGCCGCCCTGTCCAACCGCATGATCGAGGACGTGCTCCAGCGCCAGCAAAACGGCGCTGCCTTCAAGCTCTACACCGACCGCGTGTTCAGCGGCGGCACCCTGAGCGAGAGCCTGAGCCGCTCCATCGCTTTCGATGCAGTGCTGACCTCGGCCAGCCTGAACATCAACCCCGACGACGCCCAATCGGTAACCGTCAACTTCCGCCCTGCTGGCACCCCGACCTTCGACTTCAGCACCTCCGCCTGATAGTCTGCTGTCGCAGTCAGTTCAGCAAGCCCCGGCCCCCAGCCGGGGTTTTTCATTTCTACTCCGCTACACTAATCCCATACCCCAAGCATTGGTATGCCCGTTCCTGTACGCGCAATCGACCGTCTCCGCAAGGCCGCCAACCTGGAGCCAGTCAAAAAAGTAGTAGAGCTGTCCGACGGCAGCAAATTTGAAATGTGGGTGGCACCACTAACGATGGCCGAGCGCGAACGCGCCCAAAAGCAGGCCAAGTCTGACGACGCCAACGCCTTTGCGCTTCAACTGCTGATCGCCAAAGCCCTCGACGAATCTGGCGCCAAGCTGTTCAGCGTCGGCGAGGTGGACGTACTGAAAAACGAAGTCAAGGACAAGGACCTGCAAGCGCTGATGCTGGCAATCCTGACCGACGACGCCGAGCCCATCGACCCAAAATCCTGAGCGCCGAACTCCGCAAGGACAGCTGGCTCATGCTCCAGTTTGGCGTCGCCAAGGAACTGGGCCTAACCCTGACCGAAGTTCGGACGACCATGACCGCCGAGGAGCTACTCGGCTGGAGCGCCTACTTCCAAATCCTGAACGAAGACCAGCAAAAGGAAATCGAGAAGGCCAAACGCCGCCGCTAGCCCGGCGGCTTTTTTACACCGTAAACTGAAGTACCAGAGTGTGACCAGACGCCGTGGCCTCCTACAGAGCTGATATTGAAATCGGCGTAAGAGGTGCAAGAGAGCTTGAGCAGCTACGCAGCAATATCAACAAAACTGCTCAGGCTGTAGACAGTCTTAACGATGTTGTAAGTGCTCGCGGTTCTTTAGTACAAAACATCCAAAATTACACCAATAATTTAAGTAAAGCCGCACGCTCTTTGGAGCTTGTTAGCGCTGGCACGGTTGCCGAAACAAAAGCTGTCCGAGAGTATGTAAGGGCACTTGGAGAAGCCAACACAGCTAGAGCGCGTCAAAACTCTTTGGTGGCTCAGGAAATAGCCAATCAACGTCGCACAAGCCCAGGAACGGCGCCTTATGGCCAGCAGGGACCTGCTTTACCTCCGGCACTGGTACGCTCACAGCAAATCCGTCAAAGCTGGAGCGCTTTCTTATCAGAAGCTGAGCAAACAGCAAAAGAATTAAGTGCAACATCTAAAAGTGCAAAACTTAATCTAAAAACAAATTGGGGTAAATTTTTTAGTGACGCAACAGACGCGGCAAAGGATTTACAAACATCTGCGTTAGCTCGCACAGTAAATGTAAAAGCAAGCTGGTCAAAATTTTTTGAAGAGGCTCAAGGAGTAGCTATTGACTTAATCAAGCAAACGCAACAAGCAAGTGCCGCTATACGTAACGCGGAAGGGGCTGCAAGCGCAGCAGCACGACAGCGACTGGCTGAAGAAGCAAATCGCAGACAGCGAATTAGAGACGCCGGGTTTGGTGTGCAGGGTCCCGCAGCACCCCCGCAACAAAAGCAGCAAGAAATTACTCGCGCTGAAAATAACCAAAAAAGACTAAATAATCTACTAGCTTCCGCTCAAGTTATCGAGCAGCGGATATTACAGTACAAACGCGCAGGAATCAATGTATCCGAGCAAGAGGCGCAAGTGAAACGAGTAATATCTAGTATTCAGGAGAATACAAACACATCAACTAAACAGTATTTATCCGCTGTTGATGACATACTAAATACTCTGCGCAACGAACTTAAAGTACGTAAGGCGATAGATCAAACCGCTAAAAGTACCGCTCAAACTGTAAAAAACACGGCTGCGCAAGTTAAACAAGATCGCACACCAGTTCAAAAACCCGATAATCAAAACCGTGAAGCTTTAAGTAACGCGATTATTGGCGGTGCGTTTCCTTTACTATTCGGCCAAGGTTTAGGGGCCGCTATAGGTGGCGGTGCAGGCGGTGCCATTGGTGGAGCGCTAGGCGGCTCTTTCGGTTTTGGATTGTCGCTTGTTGGCACAGCTCTAGGGGGCGCTTTTGATAATGCCGCTAATTCTGCACGAGATTTTGCGAAAGCTTTACGTGGAAGCGGCGATGCTGCTCAAGTCTTAGAAGGCTTACTCGGTGGCCTTAATCCTCAAACTCGTACCCTTATATCAAACCTGCAAAGCAGCGGACAAACGGCACGCGCCGCTCAAGTAGCCTTTAACGAACTCAGTAGCGTGATCGGAAGAGAGAATACAAAAGCTCTTCAAGACGCAGGCAACGGCTGGGACAACTTCGGCAAGCAAGTTAAAACTACACTCACTTTAATCACCGCTGAAGTTATTAAAACATTTAAGGAAATTGAGCGCACCAATCCTCAAAAAGGTGGTTTTTCCATCGCCAGTTTCATAGGTCAAATTGCTCTACAAGGTGAAAAGCGGCAACAAGCCGCTGCAATTACTCCAGAAGCTGCACAGAGAGCCGCCGGTCTGCAGCAAGAAACAGACCAACTACGCACACAAGCCGTTTTAACGACACTTAGCGCTAAAAATAACCTCGATCTTTTCGTATACACCTCTCAGCGCCTTGCGCAACAAGAACGCATTAGTCGTGAAGCTGAAATTGAATACAAGTTTGTTCAAGGACAGATTAGTGGTAAAGAACGTTTGATCCTACTAGATCAAAGCCGTCTAAAGACACAAATTGATCTTAATGCCATTGAAAGGCAGCGTATTGAAGAACTACAGCGGCGCCAAGAGGAGGCGGCCCGCAGAGCGGAGGAGGCCGCACGCAAACAGGAACAGACAGTAAAAAATATACTGGGTTTACAAATTGAACTAAGTCAAGTTACTTTAGAGTCCGCCGATGTAGATGTAACCCGCACAACAACTACTCAAGGACAGCTAGCTGGATTAAAGGAAAGCTTACGTCAACAACAAGAGCGGCTAAACGTAGAAGCACGCATACTAGATCTACAACTAGATCAAAAATTACTTTCAGCAGATATATCAGCAAAAGAAAAAGAGCTTCTTACTTCTATTTACTATCAGCAACGAGCTAATTTAGAAGGTCAAGCCCAAGCAAAAGCCCGTCTGCTTCAATTAGACATTGCTCGTCTAGAAACCGCTCGCGCCCTTGCAGCGACTGAAGGCCCTCGCCAGCTTCAGGACATTGGACAACAACGCGGCGGCCAATTAGGGCGTATCCAGGCTCAGCTGGCCAACCCTTTAGGCGGAGATACCCTAGAACAACTTAATCAGCAGTTAGATCAATCTGCACGCCGCTATGAAACGCTGGTTCCACTAGAGAGGCAGCTAGCTGATCTGCAAATAGAGCGTAATGCTGTAGCTTCTTCAGCTTCTTCAGAAGAACTGGGATTGCTAGATAGTCGTATAACCAGTACCTTAAGCGCTATCCAACTGGAACAACAGTATCTGTCTCAAATAGAGTTGTCCGAACAGGCACTGCTAAGACAACAGCAATTTATGGGCCGTTACGGCCAACTTATACAAGGAGTCAGTAATCAAATTGCCGGTTTAATGACAACAAACCTTTCTGAAATTATCCGTGGCACAAAAACGGCACAGCAAGTATTTGCTGAGTTTCTGGACGCTGTTGGTAACGCTTTATTACAGACAGCTCAACAAATGATTGCTCAATACATTGCAATAGGTATTGCAAGAATTTTTGCCGGTTTAGGCGGAGGTGGTGGAGGTGCCGATATGTCTAAGTCCGGTATTACAGAAGCCACATTGGCACCCATGCGCCAATACTCAATGGAAGGCCCCCTTACAGGCATGGCTGGCGGAATCGGACTTGCCAATGGCGGCCCCGTCTCGGTTGGGCAACCTTATGTCGTTGGTGAGCGCGGACCTGAGCTGTTCTTGCCAAGTACAGGCGGCAACGTCATGTCAAACAACGACTTGCGTTCTGCAATGGGTTCCAGCTCAACCGGAGGCGGTACGCCAGTGCTGAACATGAGCTTCCAGACCACAAACATCGGCGGGGTCGAATACGTCAGCCGCGATCAACTGGAGCAAGCCATGGCAGCCACCCGCCGCCAAGCCGCCAGCGACGGAGCAAAACGAGGGATGACAATGACCTTGGATAAACTGCAACAAAGCCCTGGCACCCGTAGCCGCGTGGGTCTCCGCTGATGACTGCTCAATTCCCCGGCATCAAACCGTCAGAGCGGAGCTTCCGTCTCGGTCAGTTCCCTACAAAGGTGTATCGCGCCTTGTCTGGCGCCACTGTCAAACGAGCCTTTGGCAATCGCGCCTACGGTTATGAACTGCAACTGACCTTTACCAACATCACCGACACCGCAGCATCCCAGCTGATCGACCATTACAACGGCACATCTGGCGGCTTCAGTCGGTTCACTTTGCCCGCTGAGACATTTGCTGGAATGGATGCGACGCTAACCAGCAAGATCCAATCACCCACGCAAATCAAGTGGGAATACACCAGCCCTCCTGAAGTGCGTTCGGTTTACGTGGGACGTAACACTGTGACGATCAGCCTTGCCGGGGAGCTTGATTACTGATGAGCGAAATCCGCATCGCACAGTATTTCAAGCTGGCAACTGCTGGTGGTGTCATTCATCGCTACCAGAATTATTTTGTCGGCGCCAGTAGTACGTATCTGAGCGAGTCCTACAGCTTTGCTCCGTTTCAGGCATCTGGTGCGCTTGCCACGCTTAACGGCGACAACGAAACGCTACAGGTACTGTTTCCGAATTTAGAGGTTGTACTGCGGCTGGTGGAGCAAGCCAACGGCAACCGCCTGAGCACCTTGGCGTTCACAACAGCGTGGCTTAATGCCAGCGATCAAATCCTGACGCCGCTGACGGATTACTACATCGGCATTGGCGCCAGCTTTAGCGAGACCACTGTTGAACTGCGTTTCCGCTCTGCAATCGACAGCGTGGGCAGCGCCTTCCCAGCTCGAACCTTGACACGCGAAAACGTTGGCCCGCTGCCTCTTAACAGCGAGCTGTATTTGCGGTGAACGACCTAATCGGCTTGAAGCGTGCGTGGGGCGCCTACCCCGGCGATGGTTCAGGCACGGTCGATTGCTGCCTCCTGTTTGCCGAAGTTCGCCGCCGGCTCGGCTACTACGATCACACACCAGATTTTGCTTGGTACTTTGAGCGCTATACCGACGACACCTTTCCGCGTCGGATCATGGCGAAATGGCTGCTACAAAACGGCACGCGGCTAGATGGTCCTGAGCGTCACGCGGTTGTGTTGTTGCCTGGTACAAAGGGCGGCGCCATGGGTACAGTGTTAGACGACGGCAACGTTTTGTTTATCAGCGAGAGATCCGGCGTGGTGCTGGCTCCGCTTCCGCCTAATCACGGCCATTATTTCAGGCTTCACAAATGACCCGCCGCCTACTGCCCTACGAACACCAGCTGATTGCTGAGCTGGGCATTAGCGAGCAGGAATATCTGAACTTTGTGCAGGCGCAATTTGATCACACAAAACTGCCTGCGGACAAACTAAAAACTCCGCAAAATGATCCTGCAACTGTCGCACTTGTTCTGACGATTGTTGGCGTTCTGTTTCAGGTTGGCGCTGCACTGTTGGCACCCAAGCCAGAGCTTCCATCTCAGCAAAACCAACGCCGCAGACGGGACCAAGCCTTTTCCCCGCGCTTTGGATTTAACAGCGCACAGGAGTTAGCCAAGTACGGCGATCCTGTCAATCTGGTTTATTGCAACACCGACCAAAACACAACGGGCGGCGTTCGCGTCAACACCTCAATGGTGTGGTCCGCTGTCAGCAGCTTTGGCTCCAGTCAGTTCATGCAGATGGCTGCAGTGATTGGCGCGTCAAACATTGATCCCACCGGCATTGATGTGGCCCGCACAGCCTTTGGTCAGGCAACCCTGCGTCAGTTTGGCGCGCAAAAGTATTGGCTGTATTTACGTCAAAACGGAATTCTGCGTTTTAGTGATCAACGCTTCGGCGCTGGCACAGATCCAACGAGCGTCAACGAGCCCGCATCAGCGTTTGTTTACCGTGCTGCCTTAACCGGAGCGCAAAAGGCAGAAGGTTTTAGCCAAGCATTTTCACCGTCCACGATGACACGGTGCGGCGTTACAGCGCCAATTCCGATCAACGTTGTTTATCTGGATCGTGACGAAAGAGGTTCATCCAGCCTGCGGGCAGATCTAGGAATTGAACTTAACGGACGTGGGGGATATTGGCCCGACAACGTTTTAGATAACTCACGCCCGATTGTTCCTGTTGGGACTGTATTTACCCTGCGTTTCAAAGGGCTCGCCAGCAATGGTGCCAGCGATGTACGCCAAGCCGCATCCGAGTTGCGTCGTACTTTGCTGAGCTACATAGACGCGGCGAGCACCTACAAGCTAGGCAGCGCCAAGTTTCGCGTTAAGGGTCAAATCCAAGATCTGGAGTTGGATAACGATGCGACCACCATTGATCTGGAATGTATCGAACCTGGCATTTGCCCAGAGGAAGATTACGGCACGCTCAACTACAAAGCCAATGAGCGCGAGGCAACAGATGAAATTAAACGCCTTAACGCAGAAATCGTAGAGCTGAACAGGCTTATTTCGCAGACGCCGCCGATTCTTACCGGCTCTGCATCAGCCCGCGCCGGCGAAATCACCAATCGAATCAATCAAATCAACGACCGTATTGATCAGATCGAAGAACTGCGTGACCGCAAATGGACAACAGCAGAAATTGAGGAAATTGCCGGAGACGACGGCAGCAACTACGACTCAATCACGATTCACTTTGCAAACAAAGTAGAAGATGCCCGTGAACGTCGCCGCGAACTGCAAAGCAAAATTGACGACGAACTAGACAAAGTACGCGCTGATCGCAACAGAGATCGCATCAGAGATTGGAAGGAAGAAATACGCGGTATCAACCGCCGCCTGAAAAACCTGCAGGCGAAATTAGATGAAGCAATTCGCCAGTATGGCTTTGCTGATCGCAGAGGACGTAGCCTTCGTGAAGACCGCAAGCGCCTGTTGCGCGAGCAAAACAACCTCAACAAAGAGCTGGCAGAAATCTACGGTGGCACTAGCAACGTTGATCTAGATGCCACAAATAGCCGCTCTAGCGGTTGGCAAAATCAAATCAACCAAAAGCAAGCCGAAAAGGCATATTACGAAGCTGTTCTTCGCAACCCGGAGCTGCTGAACGACTTCTTTAACACCAAATGTTTGGTGAAAATTGAGGAAGCAACTTACGAAACAATTACCCCCTGCCGTGTTGTTGATTTTGCGCTAAAAGCTCGCGTATTCAAGCGAGTACAAGGGCGGCAAAAGGTCTATGGCGAAGTCACCATGGACAACTACAAGGAGAGCGATAACGGATACAAACTACGCTCCATGTTCTTCTGGGTCTGGTATCGCCGCACTGGCAATGACTGGACTCGCGTACCACGCATCTTTGTTGTCCGCCGTGGTGCAGACGTAGACAACTTCATCTCGCTCAAATTCATTGCAGACGACAACACAGGCAACTGGCAATTCAAGTTTGAGCCGATTGCTGAAACTGCTGCTGAAATGCGCCAGTACGGCTTTACTGATTTTGCCTACATCGAAAACGCTGGCAACGTTCAGACCATCAGCGGACCTGCAGGCGGCACGTTTACCTTCACCGGCAAACTACGCAACCGCGATGGACTGCTGGCACCCATTAACCGCAACCCGTCTGAACTTGACGAATGGGGCCTGTTCTCCATGCGCTCAGACACGCAGTTGAATTTCAGCTTTGATAACGGCCCAGAACTAGAAATTAAAGCCGTCACCGAACAATCCACAGAGGCGTTCAGTAATTACCCGCAGCTCTACAACAACCTGACAATGCTGGGCTTTAACGTCTACAGCGGTCAAGGCGTACAAGATCTGCGCTCTATGAGCGTCTTCGTCAGCAAAGGTCGCCTAGTGCGCCGCCTCAATGACGACGGGACTTACAGCGCAAATCCGGACACCGCCTCCAGCTTTGCACCCGAAATCTTCCTGGACACCATCCTCGACAACGTTGACGGCATCGGACAGTACGCCAAAGTTGAAGGTATTGACCTGCCTGCACTGGCACTGGCTAAGCGTTTCTGCCAACGCAACAATCTGTTCTTTGATGGTGTGATTGCTGAGCCGACTGCCTGGCGTCAATTCTGGGCAGAAGTTGCACCGTACAGCCTGCTGGAACTTGGCCGGATTGGCGGCAAGGAAACCCTTATTCCTGCAGTGCCCTGCGACAACGCCGGCAACATCACCCGCACGGTGCAGATCCGCGCCATGTTTACTGCCGGCAACATCCTTGAGGATTCCTACAAGGAAGAATTTATTGACTACGGCAGCAGCGTTCAGGATTTAATTGCCACGGTGATTTATCGCAACACTGAACGTGACGGTGTGTTTCCACGTAATGCCAGCGTGGATGTAAGCCTTGTTGGCGTAACTGAAGCAACCGCAATCCGCCAAACGTTTGACCTGTCGCAATACGTCACCAACAGAAGCCAAGCGATCATGTACGCCAAGTTGTTGTGCCAGCAGCGTCGCAACATCCGCCGCAATATCGAGTTCAAAACCTTCCCGACCGATAGCCCCCTGTCCCCCGGGGCCTACATCTACGTCGATGCCGGCCTGCAGGAATGGCAGGGCATTTACAGCGGACAGGTTGAATCGGGTGGCGCGTTAAACATCCCGCTGGCAGACACCATCCCCAACGGCAGCTACAGCGTGTTGCTTTACATGGATGGTCAAAGCGTCATCACCACAACCGCCAGCATCAGCTCCAACGTGGCTAGCTCACTTGCCGGTTACGAAGGCTGGCTATTTGTGCTTGGAACACCTGCCAAGGCGAAGCGCACCTTCCGCGTGGTTGAAGTCCAGATGGATGAGGAAGGCGAAGTCAGTGTTCGGGCTGTGGAGCATCCCTGTGATAACTCCGGCCAAAGCTTGATTGCTGACTTTAGCGACGGGCTATTTGTCATCCGCTAGCCTGAAACTACGCATAACACGGTCTGATGGGCTTCTATACAGGTCGCTCCGGTTCCTTGGTGGTGGACGGGAAGCCTGTCGCCAAGATCCGTGATTGGTCGCTTGATACGACGGTTGAACTGATCAGTACCAACACCGTCGATAGCACCAGCAACACGTTTGTCCCCGGCATCAAAAGCGCCACCGGCAGCGCCACGCTGGTGTACTACAGGCTTGAGGCTGGTGAGTCTGCCACCTACAGCCAGTTCACGGCATTGCTGGGCAAGATCCAAAAAGTTGGCGCGGTTGCCGAATCTGACCGCGTGCTGATGGAGCTGAAGGTTGGCACCAACGCCAACGACAACATCCAGTTTTACGCCTACATCACATCCGCGCAGGTTGCGGTGTCAACTGGCGAGCTGACTTCGGTGCCAATTCAATTTACGGTTGACGGCGACTTCATTGCCGGAGGCGTAATCGAATGACGGTATTCCTAGGCGTTCATGGTTCCGTAAAACTGCGCCGCAATACAGGCGTTATCCCGATTGAAGTTGCTGACAGCATTGACCCAGCGGATGTAAACACCAGCCTTAATCGCATTGGTTTTGATACATCCCTAGACAATATCCTTACCGGCGACCGCGTAGACATTGCGACCACCGACGCACGCGGCTTGGTGTGTTTTGCCAGCAGTGCATGGGCATCAGGCGTGGTGGAGCCTTCGATTTCGGCTTACGTCAACGTCAACAACGCAGGCGGTCTGCGCTTTTTTACCACTTTTTCCGATGCGGTCAATAACAACAGATCTGCTGAGCTGACAACTTATGCCTTCACTGGTGCGCCGCTGCCGATTACCTACACAATCCGCGACGTTAATTACAACACGCTTGGCAATGTAACCAGCTATCAGCTCAACACCGACCGCGAAGCACTTGACGCCACAACCCTAAGCGATAAGTTCCGCAGCCAATTTGCAGCAGGACTAATCAGCGGCAGTGGAACGATTGACTGCCTGTTTGATTACACCACTAACGGTGAAAAAGAAACGCCCTTGGTGATGCTGCAGTTGATCCAGCGTCTTGATATCGGCAGCGAATTTGAATGTGCGTTTTATCTGACCGACTCGGAAATTACGCCTGAAACAGAAACAATTTTCTATCAAGCAACCGCGATGGTCACGCGGGCTGGCGTTACGGTCAACACAACCGACACGATCCAGTGCGCGATTGATTTTGTAACCACGGGCGAAATTCGGTTACTGGTGGGACGCCCCGCTGATTACATCCTCAAGGAAGACAACGACCGTATTCAACTGGAGCAGTCTCTCAACTTCCTGCTACAGGAAACGACTGATTAAACTGACTTTACGGCTGCAGGCACCGGAGGCTTTACCTTGTCCGACCAACGCATTACGCAGTTACCTGCCCTCCCGGCTGCGTCTGCGGCGGCCACCGACGTATTGCCTGTTGCCGACGTATCGGCCAGTCAGACCAAGAAGATCACGGTCAAGGATCTGGTAGATGCCGGTCTCGACCTTGTAGATGCCAGCAGCATTGATCTCGACAAGCTGGATCAGTCCAGCAGCACCAAGATCGGCGCTACTGCCCTTGCTTCTGGCGCTGTCACTGCTGCCAAGCTTGCGGCTGATTCCAGTATTGCGGTTGATACCACCGCTCCTGTTAGCGACAACTTTGAGGGTCGCGGCTACTACAACAGCAGTACCGGCATCCTGAAGGTTTATGCGGCTGGTGCCTACGCCGACGTAAACGCGACGATTGCCAACGACGCAGTTACCACCGCCAAAATCCTTGACGGCGCCGTAACAACTGCCAAGGTCAGCAGCCTTGACACGGCAGCACTGGCTAATGGTGCAGTCACCTACGCCAAGATCCAAGACGTTTCCGCTACGGACAAACTGCTGGGTCGCAGCAGCGCAGGATCCGGCGACGTAGAAGAAATTACCTGCACCGCAGCGGGACGGGCACTACTTGACGATGTTGACGCTGCAGCACAACGCGCCACGCTGGGGCTCGGCACCCTTGCCACACAATCCGGCACCTTCAGCGGTACCTTCAGCGGCACCAGCTCTGGAACCAACACGGGCGACCAGACAATCACGCTGACCGGCGACGTTACCGGCTCTGGCACGGGATCGTTTGCTGCCACCATCGCAAGCGCAGCAGTCACCGAAGCCAAGCTGGCTAGCAACGCGGTTTCTACCGCCAAGATCGTTGACGACGCCGTAACCGCCGCAAAACTGGCGGACAACAGCGCAATCATCGTCAGCAATGCCACCCCGAGTGGTTCTGGCGCATTTACGGGTCAGCAGTGGCTGAACACTGCAACAGGTCTTGAGTACACCTGGACCGGCAGCGCATGGCAACGTCAGGCAGCGGTCAACACCATCACCGTTACCGACGCCTCCCCACTGGCGTTCTCGGTTTCGTACCCGGATAACTTCAGTGCCAACGTTGACGTAACACTCGACACTCAGGCCGCCAACCGCGTCTGGGCTGGACCGACCACCGGAGCTGATGCAGCACCTAACTTCCGCGCACTGGTCCCCGGCGATCTTCCTGATGCCACCAGCGTTGCCAAGGGCATCATCGTTCCTGGCACGGGTCTATCGGTTAGCAGCGGCACGCTTAATCACACCAACAGCGTTGCAACTGGCACTTACACCAAAGTCACGGTTGACGCGCAGGGTCACGTCAGCGCCGGCACCACGCTGAGCGCCTCTGATATTCCAAGCCTTGACGCCAGCAAGATCACAACTGGCACCTTTGCCACGGCTGTTGTTGCTGACGACGCGATCACTGGCGCGAAACTGTCGGACTACTCCACCGCACAGATTGGTGAGGCGCTGCCAACGGCTGACTTTATCGGTCAGTTGTTTTTCAACCCGCTTGATAAAAACATCTACCTCTGGGACGGTAACGTCTGGCAGCCGGTCGGTGTTTCGCTGGGTGAGCTGGTATTTGCCGGCACCTATGACGCCAACCTGAACGAGGTTGTTACTACTACAACGGTCGGCGCTGCTGTCGGTTTGGTGGCCGGTGATCCGCTGCCTGCTGCATCTAGCACCCTCACCTCTTATTACGTGGTGGTTGCAGAGGCTGGTACGGGTGTGGCGCCTGCACCTGCTGTTGCACTGGCACCGCCTGACATCATCCTTTGCGATGGCGCCAGCTGGACTGAAATTGACGTGTCCAGCACGTATGTGGCGCAGACCGCTGCAAACGTTGGCTTTACACCTGCAGGCACGATTGCTGCCACCAACGTTCAAACCGCAATTGAAGAGGTTGCGACTGAGGCGGCTAACGCCACAAACCTGACAAGCGGCACTGTTGCTGTTGGCCGAGGCGGCACTGGCGTCACCTCTTACACCAAGGGTGATCTGCTGGCGGCATCGGCTAGCACCACGCTCAACAAGCTTGGCGTTGGCACCAACGGTCAGGTATTGCGTGCGAACAGTGCAACCGCGACTGGTTTGGAGTGGGGCGCTGACTTTGTTGGAACTGTTACCAGCGTTTCAGGCTCTGGCGCAATCAGCGTTGCCAACGGAACTACCACCCCGGCAATCAGTGTCGCCTCTGCTAGCACCTCTGTTGTCGGTGTCGTTCAACTCAGTGATTCGACTAGCACCACCAGTTCCGTTCTGGCGGCGACTTCTACAGCGGTTAAGGCTGCCTATGACCTTGCTGATGCTGCACTGCCTAAAGCGGGTGGCACGGTAACTGGCAACATCAACCTTGATACCAACGTCAGCCTGGTATTTGAAGGCACCACTGCTGATGCTTTTGAAACCACGCTGAGCGCCACCGATCCAACGGCTGACCGCACCATCAGCCTGCCTAATGCTTCTGGCACAGTTGCGCTTACCAGCGACCTAAGTGCTTATGCGGCACTGGATACGGCGCAGACTTGGACAAAGGGCCAGCGCGGTGAAATTACTGCTCTGACTGATGGCGCCACGATCACGCCTGATTTCGCTGATTCCAATAATTTCAGCGTGACGCTTGGTGGCAATCGGACCCTTGCAAACCCGACTAATCTCACCGCAGGTCAGTCCGGTTGCATTTGGATTACGCAGGATGGCACCGGCTCCCGGACATTGGCTTACGGCAGCTACTGGGACTTCACCGGAGGAACCGCACCGACGCTAACGACAACTGCTGGAGCGGTTGATTGTTTGGTGTATGCGGTGCAAAGTAGCACCAAGATCACTGCCACCCTGATCACCAACCTGAGCTGAGCTAATGATTCCCGGAAGCGCTAATCCTCTCCTGCTTGCTACTGCTGCAGCCGGAGGATATTCCATTAGCAGAAGCGTTCGTTTCAACAGTAGTGACAGTGCCTACTTGTCCAGAACCCCCGCATCAGCCGGCAACCGCAAGACGTGGACCTGGGCGGGGTGGGTGAAGCGGAGTGCGTTGGGTGGAGATCAGGTCTTGTTTGGCGCTTGCCCATCCCCAGGCGGTGCCGACAATGATCATTACGGATTATTGATCTCAGGCGACGCATTATGGAGTAGCTACTACACAGGCACCCAAGTATTCCAGTGTACAACCAGTGCTGTACTGAGAGATCCGTCCGCTTGGTATCACATTGCCGTTGCTTTTGACACAACACAAGCGACTGCAAGTAACAGAATAAAAATATATGTAAATAGTGCTATTCAGACGTTAAGCACCGCAAGTTATCCGTCTCAAAATTACGACGGACAGATCAATAGTGCTATCTTTCATTCGATTGGCAAGCACCCAAGGGTTTCCGGCTCTTATCTCTCCGGCTACGTCGCCGACATCCACTTCATCGACGGCCAAGCGCTAGACCCCACCAGCTTCGGTGAGTTCGACGCCAACGGTATCTGGCAACCAAAAGCCTATAGCGGCGCCTACGGCACCAACGGTTTCCACCTTGACTTCTCCGATAACAGCACCGCCGCCGCATTAGGGACGGACACTAGTGGGAATGGGAATACGTGGACCGTCAACAACCTATCCGTCACCGCTGGTGCAGGCAACGACAGCCTCGTCGATGTACCCACCAACGGCAGCGAGGTTGATACCGGTGCTGGTGGGCAGGTGCGGGGGAATTACTGCACGTTGAATCCTTTAGGTACTGCGGGCGCAACTCCATCTGACGGAAATCTTTCTATCTCATCTAGCTCTACTGTCGGCAACCGAATCTCAACTTTCTTCCTCACTAGCGGAAAGTGGTATTGGGAGGGATCTGGAACCGGTTACGTTGGCGCGATTGTCGGTCGTGGAGGAGAAGGTTTTACTGGGTCAATTTCTGGAACAGGGTCAAAAGCTATTGGATGGTGGCAAGATGGCCCCGTTTATTGGGATGGCGGTGACAACGGAGGCAGTACAACATTCACCTCTACTGATGTGATAGGCATTGCCTTAGACATGGATGCTGGGAATATCAAGTTCTACAAAAATAACTCCTTAATTTATACGATTACTTTTGGATCTGGCACCGTGCCAAATCTTTCAAGCGGTGTGTTTCCTGGTTACAACGTTGGCGCTTCTACAAGGTCCGCTAGTTTCAACTTCGGCCAGCGCCCTTTCGCCTATCCCGTGGCGGGGTATAAGAGTCTAAATACTGCATCGTTACCGGCCCCAGTAATCACGAAGCCTTCGACGGTGATGGATGTGGCGTTGTGGACTGGCTCAAGCACTGCCTCCGCTAGAACAATTAGCGGCCTCCAGTTCAGTCCAGATCTGGTGTGGGCGAAGTCAAGAAGCCTGTCGTATTCGCATAACCTTTACGACACTGTTCGCGGCACTGGAAAGGGACTTTATAGCGATTCAACAGGTGCAGAATCCACCAACAACATCTACGGATACATCTCGGCCTTCAATTCTGACGGGTTTACTGCAACACCTGGAAGCACGGACAACGGTTTCTTCAACGAAACCAACGCCACATACGCCGCCTGGTGCTGGGACGCCGGCAGCAGCACCGTCACAGATAACACAGGGTCCATACAAAGCAGTCGGAGGACGAACGCTTCGGCAGGCATATCGATTGTTACGTGGACGCAAACGGGTAGTTCTGGAGACACCCCTACGGTTGGTCACGGTTTAGGTGTAGCTCCCTCTTTGATTCTCACAAAAAACCGAGGCGGCGCTGTTGATTGGCGCTCGTATCACGCATCGCTCGGCGTCAATAAGGTCATCTGGCTGAACAGCACACTTGGGGCAGGGGACATTGGTTCTCCTCCTGGATGGAGCATAAGCAGCACCACATTTGGAATGAAGAATGGTCAGGTTGTTGATTCCGGCAACAGTATGGTGGCCTACTGCTTCGCCCCAGTAGCCGGGTACTCTAGTTTCGGCAGCTACACCGGCAACGGATCGAGCGATGGCGTTTTCCAGTGGTGTGGCTTCCGCCCCCGCTGGATACTTCTGAAAAGCACAGGTGCTAATGGTGCAAGCTGGACGATGTTTGACACGGCTAGAAGCACATACAACCAGAC